CGCTGCTGATGGCTGCTTTACAGCACGTCGACAAACCCGGCTACCACGCCCTGCTGCTACGCCGCACGTTCCCCGAGCTGGAAGGCGCAGACGGTCTGATCACGAAGGCGCACGAATGGCTGGGCGAGTACCGCGCGAACGGCGACGCCGACTGGAACGAACAGAAACACCGGTGGACGTTCCCTTCCGGCGCCACCCTCCAGTTCGGCCATGTGCAGGACGAGAAAGCGATGTACCGCTACCAGGGGCAGGCGTACCAGTTCGTCGGGTTCGACGAACTCACGCACTTCACCGAACGGCAGTACGAGTACATCGCGTTCACCCGTTCGAGGCGTGTCACCGCACATCAGCATGCCGGCATCCCGGTCAGGGCACGGTCGGCGTCGAACCCCGGCAACGTCGGTCACGGCTGGGTCAAACGCCGGTTCATCGACCAGCGCAAACCCGGTGTGTTCTTCATCCCGGCGAAGATCGACGACAACCCCGGCCTCGACCGTGCCACCTACAGCCAGGACCTCTCGCATCTACCCGAAGAACTCCGCCGGCAGCTGCTGGACGGAGACTGGGGGGCGTTCGAAGGCGCGGCGTTCAAGGTCGACGAAACCCACCTGATCACCCGGTTCGAACCGAACGACGCGTTCACCCGGTTCGAGGCAGCAGACTACGGACTCAACGGCGCCCCCTGGTGTCTGTGGTCGGTCGACTTCGAAGGCAACCTGATCGCCGTCGACATGGTCTACGAACGCGACATGCTGCCGTCCGACCTCGCCACGATTGTTGTCGAGCGGCGCAAGCACGGCTGGGGAATCAACAATCAGGCGTACATCGACCCGTCCGTGTGGCATCGCACCGGCCAACGCAACAAATGGGGTGCGCCCGCCATGCTCGCGGACGAGTTCACCGACAACGGCGTCGCTGTCACACCCGCGAACAACGACCCCAGGGCCGGGCTGATCCGGCTTCGCGAGCTGCTCCGCGTCGACCCGGCACACCCGTTCCCGTCATGGCATGAACGGGCCGGCCAGATGGGCGCACCACGCATCTTCTTCGACGCCGCCCGCACCGCCCCGCTCGTCGAGGAGCTTCAGTCCGCCCCGCTGCAGCCGGTCGATAAGCGTGACGGGTTGGAGATCGTCAACCCGGACTGGGAGTCGAAGCACGGCCATGCAGTCGCGATGTGCCGGTACGCGGTGATGACTCGGCCGCGCACACCGGATGAGCCGGAGCAGCCTCTTGACGATCCCAGGGCGGAACTGTTGCGGCAGTACATGAAGCGTCGCGACGACAACGATCGTGCGCGGCTCAACTACGAGCTTGTCTAGGAGGACACCGATATGGATTCTTTGAAGCTGACGTTCGTGAACGGCGAGACGGTCGAGTTTCCGTTCTCGAAGGGGTCGACGGTTGCGGTGGAGACACCGGATGGTGTGAACGGCAGCCAGCGTGGCGTGTGGGGTGAGGTTGTCGGGGTGGAGTATGTGAAGGACCCGGCTGTCGAGCAGCCCGCAGCCCCGGCCGAACCGGCCGAGCCCGCTGCCGAGGTGGCGACGCCGGACCCTCAGCAGGCGGACCCGTCGGCGAGTGGCGACACCGTCTCGAGCGAGCCCGCGACGACCGACACGCCTTCGAGCACCGATGGCTCCACGATCTCCGACACGCAGCAGGTGGCGAGTAACGACCCGGCCGCAACCCCGGAGGCGTAGCCCGTGTTCCGGCTCGTCGAACGGCCGACGCTGATGCCGTCCCGGTCGCTGACCGGATCCACCGTCGGCCCGCAGATCGACACCGGGGTGATCCTCCCCAACGGCGGCCGTGTGTACGTCACACCGTTGGAGGGATGGGAGATCGTCGTTAAGGATCCCAACTACCAGAAGCAGATCGGGATGCGGGCGACGGAGCTTGGGTACGACTCCCCGGAGGTCAGCGCGGCGAAGGACGCGCGTATCGCTGAGCTGCAGGCCGACCTGGCCGCCGCGGCCGCAGGGCAGCCGCAGGTGGTGTCGCTTGAGGATGCGTTGAAGCTCGTCGAGTCTGCTGCGGCATGACGACGTTCTGCCACTTCAGTGCGCAGGGCGCACCCGGACGTCACGAGATCCCCGCTGGGGCACGCCGGTTGGAGTTGCGGTTCGACGTGGACTGGGGCGACCAGGACATCCGCGGGTCGCATTCGAAGCCGTTGACGTTCTGCTCGTTCGGGTGTCTCGCCGGATGGGCTACGGAGCGTGGTGTTCAGCATGACGGTTCGACGCTCAAGGACGGTTCCCAGTGAGCGACAAACCACTACCTGTCCACGCCGGCACCGTCATCGACGACATCCGCCGGATCGCTCGTGAGCACGGCTACAGCGTCGGCGTCCACGGCTCCATGAGCCGCGAGCGTGACATCGACCTGATCGCTGCGCCGTGGGTGAAAGACGCGAAGGCCGCACGCACACTGATGCGGGCGATCAACACGCTGCCGTACCTGTGGCGCGTGAAAGGGCACGACCATGACCCGCCGAAGCCGCACGGACGCAAAGGGTTCGTCTGGATCATCCGCGGACACAAGCACGCCGACTGTCCGCGCTACGTCGATCTCTCCGCGATGCCGCGATGCTGACGAAGGTGAGCGGCGGTACCGGCGCCGGCTGCGCGATGCACCGCCGCAAACAACTCCTGAAGCAGCAGTGGCAGTGCGCCGCAGGGCATGCGAATCCGTGGTTTGCGAACAACTGCCTCCACCACCAGTGCCGCGAGAAGAGGCCCACATGACGAACTTCATCCAGTCGGCTGTGAAGCATCCCGGTGCCGCCACCGCCGCCGCCAAGGCGGAAGGTCTGTCGGTGCATGACTGGGCGGTCAAGCATCAGCACGACAAGACCGTGACCGGGCAGCGTGCCCGGCTTGCGTTGACGCTCGAACGGATGCACGGACGCAGCAAGCCGTCGCTTGCCGACGCCGCCCAGTCGAAGTGACCGACAACGGCTGGGCCGGGTGGGGCGAACCACGCCCGCCGCGTAACCGTGTGACGTTGAACGGTGTGCAGGAGGTCCGGTACTGCCCCCGCTGCGACAAACGCACCGTCTGGACGCTCGGCGGCAACACCAACCATCCGGGCTTGTTGGCGTGCGAGTGCGGCATGACCGTCACCACCCTGCTGAACCTCGATGAGCTCGACCGGGTGCGTAGGCATTACCGGCTGACGCAGGCGGAGCAGGACGACATGGTCGGGCTGCCGGCCCCCGCACGAATCTAAGGGAGCAGCGTGATGCTGATTGTGTCTCTTGCGCTCGTCGCGGTCATCGTGCTGCTCGCCACCGTGTTCGCAGGTGCGCTCGGCCGGATGCAGCACGCCCACGCACGCCGCGAAGACCTGCTGGTCAACCAGATCCTGCACCTGTCCGGCCGCACCTGGACACCACCCCCCGCCGACGAATGGGCGGCCCCGGCCGATGGGGAGCCGTTGGTGCGTGAGTACGACTGGACGACCCAGCCCGAACAACAGCCGTACGTCTAGGAGGACACGTGGCAACAGCTGTTCTCCCCGACCAGCAGGGCCGGCTGCAGTCGACCGACCAGATCGTCACGACGTGGAAGCAAAGGATCGAGCAGGCACGCGAAGCACGCAAACCATTCGAACCCGTCTGGCTCAGCAACCTCGCGTTCGCCGGCGGCCAACACTGGTTGGCGCACGACCGCCACAGCGGCCAAATGCGCCACCTCGCCGAACTCGACAGCCGCTACCGGTCACGCAACCTGTACACCGCCGACCGGATCACCGAATACATGCGAGCCCAACTCGGCGAACTCTCCGCCGGCGACGACCGCCTGGACCTGCAGGCGATCCAGGACGGCAGCGAAGCCGACGAAGTCGCGAAGGAACTCAACGCCGCCGTCGAGTACGCCTGGCACCACGAATGGAACGCCCAACGGGCACTCCGCCGCGCCCGCGGCTACGCCCTCACAATGGGTGTCGCAGGGATCCGCTGCCGCTTCGACCCCTCCAAAGGCCCTGTCGCCGGACATCTCCCGGTCGGGCAGGACGGACAGCCCGTCACCGACCCCGCCGAACTACAGTCGCTGACGCTGAACGGCACCCTCACGGACGGCACCCTGCCCCGCTACCAGCAGGTCAACGAAGGCCGCACCTGCCTCGAACCGTTGACTGCGTTCCAGCTGTTCACACCGCCGGGAATTCCGCACGAGGACGACTTCCCGTGGGAAGCGATCGGCCGGCCCGTCCCGTTGGACATCGTCCTCGACGAATTCGGATCCGCCGCGAAAGGTTTGATGGAGGACCGCGATATCGCGTCCGCCGCAGGCATCGCGACCGGCCAAAGGATCACCGCCCCGTCAAACCAGGTCAGGTTACGCAACCATGTTTGGCTGTACACCTGCTACGACCGCCCCTGCAAACGGTATCCGCAGGGACGTGTCGTCGTGCTGGCCGGAAACCAGTACCGGCTGCTGCAGGTGTCCGACAGCCTCGACTACCAGAAGCCGAACGGCGACTGGCACACCGGCATCGTCTACCTCCACTGGCAGCGTCTCGACGACCGCTTCCAGTCCCGTGCGTTCATCGAGAACTTGAAGGACGGGCAGCGCACGATCAACGAGGTCAAAACAACCCAGCTTGAGATCCTGTGGCGCGGCCTCCCGAAGGTGTTTACGAAGGAAGGCGACCTGATCCACAACCCGACCGGGCTGCCGTTGGAGAACATCGAGATGCGTGCCGACGCCGCACAGCCGGCGTTCTTCGCAGGCATCGGCCCGGGCGCCTGGATGGACGACATGATCGCGTCCTGCGACAACGACCTTTCGCACGCCTCCACCCTCTCGCCGCTGAAGCTGGGTGAGAACCCGCAGGGCGTCGACACCTACGCGCAGCTGCAGCTGCTCAACCAGAACGAGAACTACAAACGGTCGGACATCATCATCGACCACCAGCTGCAGATCGCGACGCTGGAAGAGCTCGGCGTGTACGACATCCGCCGCTACTGGCCGGCTGAGAAGCAGATCGTGGTGGCAGGCGACGAGGGGCAGATCCAGTCGCAGACGTTCCGGAAAGCCCGGATCCCCGAGTTTTTCCAGGTGAAGGTCGCTGACGGTGTGTCGTTGGACCGGTCTGAGGCGGCGGAGCTGTCGAAGATCGACGCGATTTGGAACGCGGCTTCGGTGTCGGGGTTGGCGACGGATCCGGCGACCCGTGAGAAGTGGGTTCGCTGGTACGCCGATTCGTTGGACGCCGGGGATTCGTTGAAGCTGCCGGAGCCCGACTCCAGTTCGCAGGCGGAGGTGGCGGCGTTCGAGAACTTCCAGATGCTGAACGAAGGGATCGTGCCGCAGCCGTCCGACCATGACCTGGCGCAGCTGCACCTGCCGATCCACTATGAGGCGATCGACCGTGCCCGTGTCGCGGGCGACCAGGACACGCTGGCCCGTTTGCAGGAGCATGTTGACCTGACGATCCAGATGGCTGTCGCGACCCGGAAGTCGCTTCGTGTGTTCGACCCTGCCGACGTTCAGGATGTCGCGTCCGACACGGCGTTGGACGAGGACCAGGCGTTGCGTGAGAACGCGATGATTTTGGCGGGGCAGCCTGTGAACCCGGAGGCGATGCAGCAGGCGCAGGCGTCTGTCGCGCAAGGGTTGGATCCGGACACCGGCCAGCCGTTGCAGCCCGGCGCGAACGTGCAGGCGATCCTGCTGCACGCCTCTTTGAAACCGACGTTGACGGAGAACCTGCAGGTGCATTTGGACAGGCACGGCAAGGTGATCAAGTCGAAGGCGTTCGCGTCATGGCCGTCGGATGTGCGTGGCCGGTTCTTCGACCACTACAACCAGACCCGTGACCTGTATCTGTCGCTGCCGATGCTGCCGACCGAGGTCACCGCACCGAAGGTCACATTGAACCTCCGCGAGTCCGTCGGCCCGTCCACGATCGGCGAAGTCCTCCGCCGCGCCGGTGTCCCCGAAGCGGACCCGCAGACGATCGCTACCGAACCGCCGCTCGAGAACATGGTCACCCGCGACGACCCGCCCGCGAACGCCGACCAGTCCGGCCAGCACTACGAGCCGCGCGGCCCCCTCTAACCCGCCAGGCACCACCACACCTCGAAAGGACACCCCACTATGGCTTCTCTCGCTGTCACGTTCGACGCGCAGCCCGGCGGACGCTCCACCATGTTCCCCCGCAAAGTCCGCCGCGGCACCATCTCGCTCGGCACCTACGCAACCGGCGGCGTCGCCGTCACCCCCACGAATGTCGGGCTGATCCGCATCGACGACCTCGACGTGCAGCCGTCCGCCGGCTACATCTTCGAGTACCTCCCCTCGACGGGGAAGGTCAAGGCGTACCGGCAGAAGGACCCCGCCGCAGCCGGTGGCGCCGACATCGCTCTGCCGGAGGTCGCGAACGCTGTCGACCTGTCCGCTGTGACGGCCCGGTTCCGGGCTGAAGGAGCGTAGACCCGGTGGTTAACACAAGCCACGCCTACACCGGCATCACCACGACGGGTGTTCAGGCTTTCCGTCTGCATGCGCCGGCGGGGAAGCTTCTGTCGAAGCACGCGATCCAGTTGAAAGGTGTTGGTGGGGCGGCTACGTCGTGGTCGGTCACGCTTGAGGGGTCGCTCGACGATGCGAACTGGACGGTGTTGGCGACGCATTCCGCGACGGATGGGTCGACGGTGGTGGTGGTCGACAAGCCGGTTTTGCATGTGAGGGTGAACGTCGGGTCGCTTTCGCTTGCGCCTGCGTCTTCGGTCACTGTTATCGCGGCGTCTGCGGAGTAGCCGTCGTGTCGATGGAGGTTGGTGCGTCGGATCATTTGAGTTTCGACGGTCGCCGGCTGTTGTTGCCGTCGGGGATGTCGGTCGCTGAGACATCGACGGACAGCGACGTAACACTCTCTCTTGGCGGTTCGATTTCCGCTTTCAACTACCTGGTCCGGTCGAGCGGCGGCACCGTTTACGCGGACTCGCTCGACGGTGTGAACGCGAGCTACCAGGGGACTGACTCGGTCACGGTCTTCCAGAACGCGATCAACGCGTTGCAGGGCGGCGCGGGCGGCGGGATTCAGTTCCGCGGCCAGTTCACGTTCTCGTCCGGCGGCATTACGACATATCCGGGCATCGCGCTTTGCGGTGTCGGCCCTGGTGCGTCGTTCACGCCGCTCGGGTCGACGATCAAGAGCACCTACAACGGGCCGGTCATCACGGTCGAGATGGACGCGACGAACAACCGGCAATCGTTCCCGTACTTCTACGGGTTCAACATCATCGGCACCGTTGACGGCACCTGCCCGAATCAGGATCTCTTCTCGCTCGTCGACACGCCGGGGACGCTCCTCGACATGTACATGGATCATGTGATGGTGTTCTGGGCGGGCCGTCACGGCCTTAACCACAACTCGGTGTGCAAGTCGTGGATCTCGAACTGCTACTTCGAGGATTGCGGCAAGTCCGGGGTGGGCGACGGCATCAATCAGACGCTCGGGTGGGTCAACCTGATCCACTCTTACGTCCACGGGAACCAGGGCCGCGGCATCTTCAGTTCCGGGTCGGCGAGCGGGCTGCGTGTCCGTAGCTGTGACCTCAACAGTAACGTCGGCTCGGCGATCTTCACGCAGGCGTTGACTAACGACTTCCTCGTCGTCAGCAACAGGTTCTCGGACAACGGCAGCAGTTCAGCCCCACAGATCAACGTCCGCACCTGGAACATGATGAGTTCCACGAGCGCCGGGATGGCGATTGTCGGGAACGTCTTCCAGGAGGATCGGGCCGGTACTGCCCGCTGCTCCGCGTTCATCCAGACGGGCGGCTCCCCGATCAACGCCCGCGGCTTGATCGAAGGAAACGCGTTCATCGGCACCACGAACGGCGGCACGCCTGTCGTGATCGCCCCGGCGTCGACCGGCACGAACAAGCTCATCATCAAAAACAACCAGGGCTTGAACGACACCTGGGGCGGCGTCGCGACACCGTTCGCGACCAGCACTGTCGGCATCGAGGGCTCGTCCGCGGCTCCTTCCGCTTCGACGGCGTACACCGTCAGCGGCACCGACCTGTATGTGGCCGCGTCCGGCGGCACCGGGGTTTCGATCACGATCAAAGACCCCGCCGGGAACACGCTTCAGTCAGGCCTCGCGACGTATGCGGGGATCGTGCCGGTCGGCTACTCGATCAACTTCGGCGCGTTCTCCGTCGCCCCGACGCTTCAGGTAAGCGTCGTCTAAGAGCCGAGATCAAATCGAGACATCAGGCCGTCCCTAGCGGCCTCTCAGCACCACCCTATTCAGGAGGACACGATGGACACGCCCGAGCAGAGCCCGACTACCGCCGCCCCCGTCGACCGGCTCATGAGCCGGCTCGTCGAC